CCATATCTTTCACCTCTTGATAGTAGAGTTCATCGGTATTTTCCAGATTTTCTCATCAAAATCAAGGAACAATCTGGAGAAATTAAAAAGTATGTTATAGAAATCAAACCGAAAAGACAGACTGTTCCTCCAATACAAACACCCAAAAAAAGAAACAAGACATTTATTAATGAAGCAAAAACATATGCTGTGAATGAGGCAAAGTGGAGAGCAGCAGAACAATTTTGTAAAGATAGGATGATTGGATTTATGATTATCACCGAAGACCATCTAAACATCAAGTAATGGCACAAGGATTTTCGCAAAATATTCAAAAACAATCAAGTAGAGTTTCATTACTCAAAAGAAAAATCAAGGATATGTATAATCCTGATGATATCATGTTGAGTATTATTGAAGTCTTTACTCATAGTGAATTTATTCCTGATGTTGGAAATTATTATACCTTCATCTACCTTTCAAAAACTCCTGATATTACTTATGACCAATATCCATTAGTTGCTGTAACTGCAGTAGAACGTTGGGGATTTAAAGGACTTAATTATCATTGGAACTCATTTAAGAACTATACCTGGCAAGAAGTTGCGGGTAGAATGCATTTAATTGAACCAAATGAGATTGAATATCTAAAATCATTACCTTATGCAAAGTTCGTTACTAAATAAATAAAACCCTTCTATAAATGTCTCATACTCTACGAAAAATTGAGATGATTATTCCTATTGAAAATGGGAGGTGTTTCTGATGGCCGGAACTTATGGTGGAGCAGGGAATAATTTTTTTACCGTTCCAAGTAATTTACCTCAAGTCTCAAATCAACAATATTATGTCATTGTAAATAGCACGACTGGAGTTTCTCAAATATACCGACACGCTAAAACTGGAGATGTAAGTATAGGAACAGTTAATCCAAAAACAAACTCATTTACTAAAGATACTTACACAACGTATAGTGAAATTCAAGCATTTAATCAAAAAAATGTTATAAATACGGTTAAAAATCATTCGGTATCTACAGCAACACAAGGAATTTTATCTGCAAGTAACGGAAAATTAACACCACAAGAGGCACAAACTCAAGCAGCAAATTTGATATCTCCAAATCTAGCACAAGCAACAAAACCGCCCGCTAAAGTTCCCACTCCAGCTGCTCCTGCAGGGACGGAACCAGTAGAACCAGCAGCAGGAGCAGTAGCAGGGACAGACCCTGCCGGTGGTGGAGAAGGATTATCTACAGTGGAAGTAGGACCAGCATTGTCACCAACAGAACGTGGTAGAGGTCTTTTAGTATATCCTAGATATATGAAAGATACGCAAGATAGAATTGTATTTACTGTTCTGGAAATTAAAAAATCGCCCGACAATAAATTACAACTCTCGAAAAGTGGATTTTCAATGGCATATCAGCCTGCTACAGATTTAAAAACAGTAGCAACTGTAGTTTTACCAATTCAACCATCAATTTCAGATTCCAATAGTGTTGATTGGGGATCTGGAACTTTGAACGCAATTGAAAGCGCCTTTGCAGGTTTTTCTCTGGGTGCGATGCAGGCTAAAACCGGAACGGAGATACAAGGAGAATGGACTAGACTTATTAATAGTGCCACGAATAATCAATATGGAACAGTGGGTAGATTATGGGCCGCAGAACAAGCAGTTGGAGTTCAAAATCTTCAATCAAGAGTAACTGGATCGGTTTTAAATCCAAACTTGGAATTACTTTTCAATGGACCAGCATTAAGATCTTTTAATTTTACTTTCAAACTTTCACCAAGAACTGAATTTGAAGCAAATGTGGTAAAATCAATTATAAGATTTTTCAAAGAAAATATGGCAGTCAGAAAAACCTCCACCGAATTGTTTGTAAAATCTCCATATGCCTTTAGGGTTATGTATAGCAAAGGATCTACACCAGATTTTCATAAATCAATAAATCGTATTAAAACTTGTGCTCTTCAATCTTGTAATGTTGATTATACTCCTCTTGGTTCATATATGACTTATGAGGATACTGCTGCAACAATGGTTTCATATAGTCTATCGCTTCAGTTTCAAGAAATTGAACCAGTCTATAATACTGATTATAGTATGGCACCCGACGAGATAGGATTCTAAAATGGCAAGACCGTACTTCAATCAAGTTCCAAACTTTCAATATGTTAGCAGAACTGCAGGAGAGCAGAATATTTCTGATTATATTGAAGTTAAAAATTTATTCAAACGTGGAAAATTAAGAGAAGATATTTTTGGCAATCTTACTTTCTTTACCAAATACAAAATTGTTGGTGATGAGAGACCAGATAATGTTGCAGGTAAAAACTATGGTGATCCTACTTTAGATTGGGTAGTTCTTCTTGCTAATAACATTCTCAATATTCAATCAGAGTGGCCATTAACTCAAAAAGCATTTGATAAAGTAATGTTTGAAAAATATGGTGACTATGAAACCTTATATGGTGGCATTCATCATTATGAAACTACAGGTATTTTAAACTCAAAGGGCATTACAGTCTTGCCATCTGGTTTTAATCTTCCAAATACTTGGAGAACAAATGGAAACTTTATTGAGGTCAATAGTACTAAAATAGGTCAAATATTTTCTGGCAATGGAGTTATTCCAACAACCACAGTAACTGTTTCTGTAAATAATGGAATTTATGGATTAACTGTCGGATCTCAAATTAAGATTACTAATATAGTAGAAAGTAGTTATAATGGAACATTTCTTGTCACTTCTGCAGTAATTCCTTTTGGTGATGGACGTGCGGTTTCATTTACATACGAACTTGATTCAATACCAAATGTTGCAACACCTATTTTAGCAGAACCAAGAACAGAAGAAGTCCTATTGACCATAGAAAATCCTAATGGTACAGGAAATTCTTATTATTATGAGTATTATGATGATGGACTTGGTTATTCTGTTCAGGTTCCTAGAGCATCATTTTTAAGAGAAGTGACCAACTATGAATATGAGAATCAAATTGAAGAAGATAAGAGAAATATTTTTCTTCTTAAACCAATATATTTAAATATAGTCTTTAATGATATGGATGATATGATGCCATACAAAAAAGATGGAGTTCAGAACTTGAACTCCATCACTAAAAAAGGCGATAATATCAGACTTTATACTTAATCATTCTGCAAGACGAGAAAAATATGCAAGAGCATCATCTTCGTCTTCATCGTCACTTGAGGTAACAGTAGGAAGTGAAGGAGACTTACTCTTACGATAAGACTCTTCCAGTTCTTCTACTACCCGGTCTTCCCGCGTGGGAGTTTGAGTATAAGATTCGTACTTATCTTCTTGCTCAATTACAGCACGAGACTGTGTAGGAGAAGTCTTTTGTCCTAGTACCATATTCATACGGCGTTCAAGTTCTTCATAAGACTTGAATTGATCAGGAGCAGTTACTGCAGAAAGAGAATACTCCTTCTTCCAAAGTGCTTCCATTGCATCGTCATCATCCAGCAAAGGTGAAATACGATCAAACTCCGACTTATCGTAGTTCCAATAACCATCTTTCTTAACAATCTTCAGTTTGAAGTTTGCACCTTGCCAGAAGTCAAAAGGATTGATGGGAGTCTCATCTTCAAATTCTGGTTGCATTGCATTCATAATCTTATCAAAGATTTTCTTTCCGTATTTGAATAGGAATACCTTACCCTCATTTTCTGGATGATTAGGATCTTTAATAACGTAGATATTGGAGTAGTATGATAGTTTGCGCTTCTGTTTGCGAACGATTTCTTTATTAGATTCTGATCCAGTATTCCAAAGTTCCCGATTGTACTCACCTAGTGGATCCTTACCACCAAGAGTAGTCAGAGAGTTTTCAATATACCATCCTCCAGGACCTTGAAATGCATGTGAATACATTTTTGCCCAGGGAAGTTCTTCACCTTCTGGAGCAGGAAGAAAACGAATGACTGCTGAACCTACGCCTCCTTTATCCAGAGACGGCTTCCACAGACGCTCATCGGCACCACCAGATGCCGTACTCATTTTTTCTACTTCTTTAATAAGTTTTTGAGTAAGAGAACCAATTTTAGATTGCTTTTAAAACTCATTTTAATTACCTTGTATTAATGGGATTTGGCTTTTGTGTACTCGATTATTATACGTCAAAAATCAAGTCTTGTCAATCTGCTTTCGCATTATTTCAAGCATCTTTGACATATTGTTAAAGATAGTATTGATATCAACTCCAGGTGAAAGACCCATAATTCTTGTGGATTCAACGACTCTTTTTTTCATTTCCTGTGCTTCAGGATCATCAGACAAACTCATACGAGCATAAAGAATTTGTTGTTTGCCTAAAAGTTTTTCTAGA